TGTCTTAGGGTCTCGTGGGCTCGGAGATGTGTATAAGAGACAGCCAATATACACCGACTTTCAGTCCTGCGGCTTTTGCTTTTCTGTAGTGCTCTTCAAACTGTGCATCTTTTTGGTAAGTTTCACGGCCAAAGCCGGCACGAATAATAACCGTGTCTATACCGTCAGCCTTAACTTTGTTGTAGTCAACATTGGTCTGACAAAAGCTAACATCAACAGCAGTTACTCTGTTCATTTTTGTTTTCCTTTTCAAGACTTATTTTTTCGATTGTTGCTCTTAATTCAAGGGCATTAAGATATCCTTTCATATGCACAAACTGTTCGTAGAGTAATTCATACGAACAGTTTGGCTGGAACGGCAGTTTTCCCGCTTTGTATGATTCAAGCATTCTCTGTAAACCTGTTATTCTTATAAGCAACTGTTCATATTCTGCTTTAAACCTTTCTTTAAAATCCGTACTCTTCATAAGTAACGCCGTATCGTTCAGAAGGTTCTTTCCCTTTTCAAGAAATGTGTTTTCAAAATCTTCTTTGGGCGACCACGACTCGTGACCGTCAGCGTGCTTAACATGATAACCTTCATCAGCCGGATTTTCGTCCGTAGGTATCTGCCAGCCTCTGTATGTATTGTAGTCGCCTCTTGTCATCGGCTCGGCTTCAATCTTTTTAACTCCGATATAAGTTTTCATTACTGTTTCTCTCTTTCGTAAAGCTGTTTTGCAAGGACATATCCTTCAAGTTCCCACAATTTGTTTTCAATTCTTGCCATACAGATTTCTGTACCGATTTTTTCATCATAGTTTGCTTTGTCAACTGCTCCGCTTGATTCAGTTAAGACAAATCCGTTTGGCAGTTTGCAACTTACAACGGTTACTTTACTGTAAACTGTTTCGACCTTAATTTCTGATTTTTCGAGTAATTCGTCAATCTGTCGTTTTGTAACGGTGTTCTTCATAATTACTCCTCGCTTTCTTTAGCTTCCGGCAAGCCACCGACACTTGTCAGCATTGAGAGAATGCCCGCAAGGAGTGTTGAACTTGCAACCATAATCCAGTTGACGTCGCTCATTACTACCGCAACCGAGAGTGTTGCCGCTGCAGTCTGTGCCATTGTCTTTGCGGCTCTGATGAGTGCCGCAACCGCCCATTTCTTAATTTTTTTCTTGTTCATTATCTTCCTCATCCTTTCTTATAATTGGGTTAGTCTGTAAGTTCATGACCTTTTCGTGCATATCGTCCATTGTTCCGTTCTGCCCGAGATGATGATATGACTGATAGCACTTGTCATATGCATCTTTGGCATAAACCTCAATCCAACCTCTTTCAATATATTTTTCGCCCGAGCGGATAAGTTCCGCCCTAAGCAATGACTGTGTGCCTTTGCCGATTGCCCTGATTTTGGTCCACTCGGTTTTTATTATTGCAACGATAGCGCCGAGTATGATACCGAAAAGGGCCTGCACCCAATATTGTATAATCCAATCCCACATTTACATCACCTAAAATACAAAGTCAAAATTTAATTCATCACCATCAGAAAAAATGAAATCTTTATCCGCCAATAAAGTGATAGAAAACCAATTTTTTCCCTCACCTATCGAAGCCTTAAACAAGTCCCCTGTTGAGCAAATACCTATTGTTATTATTCGCTCTTTTGTGTTATTGAAGGGTAAATCAATAAGATGCAGTGATTTATGTTTTCCTAAAGTAGATGCATTCATAGTTAAACAAATATGAGCCGCACATACATTACCTACTTTAAGGTACCTACATGTTGCCGATTTAACAAAATCGGACTGTGTCGAGTATGGATTAAGTTTTGCGTTTCCTGTTATCGTGTCAAAAACGGTATCTAAAGCGCGCACATGAACATTTTTCATATTTATGGGCAAAAAATCCACACTAATATAACCGTCTCCATCTTGACCTAAATTGTCAAAATTGCAACCAATAACATCTGCTTTCCATTCATTATTGGTCATCGTAGTTCCTGTTCCTCTATTTGTTGACTTATAATTGGGCGTATCTGAGGCAGTTGCAAAGTACGTAAGGTATGGAATACCAAAAGTTCCTAAATTTTCTTTGTAAACTTGATTATATCCGTTAAGGCAATTGTTAATCAAAGCTCTGCCCGCATTGAAAAATTTAAACCCATATTTTGTTGAGTCTATCATGCACTGACTAAAAGTGGCAACACCGCCCCAAACCGTAAACGAAGTCGAATGACTCATAATGTTTGTGTTATATGCACACCACGCGTGACACTTGTTAAAATGATTGTCCGCTCCCCCAGTCAAAAAGCCGCATTCAAAGTCTACAGAAATAGAGTCTGTCACATAGGTGTCAGCACAGCCGAGGAATAACATCGTTGAAAGAAGCCTTTCGTCACCCTTGACATAACCGCTTGTTATGATGTCTTTGGCAGCCTCACTTATGCCACTTCTCGTACCGGAAATAAAGCTGAAAGTAGCTTCATTTCCGCCATAACTTCTGATTCCGTACAGCGCAGGATTTCTTACCATAATATGAGCGTAATTTGTTTTACCTTCATTTTCAATCTTAAGTCCGTGTTTTGCGAGTCCGTTGTTGCAATCTATTATTAGGTTCTTAAACGAGCCGATATTGTATTTCGCATTATTATCCGACTTTACATTAACTGTAATAACCGAGTTCAAACGCCATAGTCCCACTACTTGAGGTTCAGAACCGTAATATGTTTCATCCTGTTTTTGGCAACTGTCAGATACTTTGATTGTTGAAAAATTGCCATCAAAATTTGCTCTATTAACATCATATCTAAGCGTGTTACTAATTAAATATGTTTTACTGTTGCCAAGATTAATCGCTTGATTATTTATCCCAGCTTGACTAAACATTTGCTGCAGTGCGGCCGTATCGTCTGTTACTCCATCCCCTTTCGCACCAAACATCTCAGGCGTTACATAATTATTTAACTGTTCAACAAGTTTCGAAATCTTATTGTAAAAACCAAGAATTTTTTCATACAATCCAAAACCTACGGTTTCACTCGGCAACATACCTTTCTGCCTGTTTATTCCGACAAGATTTGTATTGAGTGTTACCGTATTCCCGCTGTTATCTGCATAACTGCCTGTCAGGCTGAAATAGACTTTATCGCCCTCAAGCCCTGACGGTATGTCAAACACTGCGGTTTTGTCATCAGTTGTAAGGCTCACTGTACTTTTAACGATATTATCTTTGTCGCTCATAAAGTTGGCTGTTACCGCCGTGCATTTATCCCAGTCACTCTCTACGAAATAACATTTGATTTTTGTGTAGTTTTTTTCGCCGAGGACAGGATTAAATCCGTCTCTGCGTTTCAGGGTATTTTTATATACCTCAAATTTTAAAGTATTCATAATGCCGCCCCCTATCGTTAATTACATTATATAGTTTTCTGCGAACTCAAAAAAGTTAAAACCCACACAAAAAGGACAGCGTTTCCGCTGCCCTCAATTTGTTTATTTACTTTGTCGTTTTTTGATTTTATCCCGATATTTTCGGAGAGCAGATTTAAAACTGCTTTCCGAGCCGTAGATATTCAGTAACTGTCTGTACAATGTGTGTGTTGTATCGGCATCGTTGTTTTTGCTTGCCTCAATATACTTTTCAAATATCGGGTCTGTTCGGCTTGCACTCTGCATCAGCTTTTTCATTTGATTTTTTGTCTTACCTTTATGCTCCATAAGGTATTTTTCAACCTTTTCATAGCTTTCGGTATCGCCGTTCTTCAAAAAGTCAAATGCATCCGAATACTTGTACAATTCGGGTTTGCTGTCACTCTCTTCTTCATTGTCGTACTTATCAAGTCCTTCTGCATTTTTCTGTTCATCTTCAAGGTCACTGACAATCGAATTAATGGCTTTTACAACGGTTGTTTTGTCAAAGCCTAAGTCGGAATACTTTTCAACCGTGTTTTCATATGCTGTCAAATCACCGTTAAAGAACGCATTTCCTGCGGCAATGATTTCCGTGTCATCTTCAAGCTCTGTTTTCAGTTTGCTGTTAATATAGCTTTTATCAACCTGCTTGCCTGTGGAAGTTTTTTCTTTCAGCCATTCCGAATATAGTTTTGCAAATTTCTTTTTGTCGCTGTCAATAAGAGCCTCATAGCAGTAATTAGCGTACATCTGCATAGACACTTCACCGTAGTCATTAACAGTCGGTGTACCGCCGTATTTTGTGAAGTTTTCAATGTGATTGCATGCTCCCTGAAACAAGTTCATCAAATTCTTTGTTGGAAGTCCTGTCAGCATTCCGAGTGTTCCCACAAGTGAAGAAATATTTTTTCTCAGCTTTTCGGGTGTATCGGAACGGGCAATGTTTATGATTCCCGTTATAAAGTCATTAATCGTGTCAACACCCGGAAGAGATAATCCGTAAAATTCTTCGTTTTTATCAATGAGTGCTAATACGGTATTGTACACCGTGTCACCGAAAAGGAACATACCCGTTAATTCAGAACCGAAATCCTTCAACAGTCTTGAACCGACAGACCACGGAGTAATATTTCCGTCCTCGTCACGGTATCTGTCCCACTTGCCGAACAATGCGGCTATCAACGGCATCAAAATTCCGCAGGTCATAGCTGTACTGACAATGATTGAAGAGTAGGTCCTTGCAAGCTGTTTCTTTGCAATCTTAACTTCCGTTCTCGCCTGCTTCTTTTCAGATTCACTTACAGCCTGTTTGTAATCTTTAAGCCTTGCGTTGTATTCACCGCTTGCGTCCATTGCGGCATTTACCATACAGAAAACCTGACTTTTGCAGATTGTAAATATTCTGTTCACGGGATTTTTACTTCTCAAAATCTGTCCTTGTTGCATTACCGAACTGTTAGGCATCATATTGTTAATAATGTCCTCAAGCGTTTTTGCAACATTCGGCATAAATTCCTTACTGTCGGGAGATATTCCCATATTGCCCTTTACATGCTCATAGGCAATCCAGTAGTTCATTTCTACCATAAGCACATCATTTTTTTCAATCCAGTTTAAACGGTCAAGAGTATGTCCTACCCAACCCGAACTGTCAATCAAGCCTTTGTATCTGCTGATTTCTGCCATTTCACGGCTGTTGTTGCCCTGTTTTCTGTATTCAAGTATAGGAGTATATTTAGCAATTTCATCATACGGAATACTTTGCTTGTAGCTGTCGGGTAACGCTCTGTTAAAAAACGGAGTATGCTTTCCCGGACGAATGTGTTTAAGTCCTGCAAGAGTTGCTTTCCAGCCTACCCTTGCCGCTGCCAATGGATAAGAAGATAACTGTTTGATAGCCGAAGAGATATTTGCTGTCAGTACCGCTCTTATATATTTTCCTGTCAGCATATCAATTCTGCCCGGATCAGCCTGTTTTGTCGAGCCCTGCAAATCGCCCATCAGTTTACTTATGTACTCTTCGCTTTCGTTGCCCCATTGCTGTTTCATTATTTCCTTCATACTCGGGAAATATTCCGTTGTTGGTGTGCTTTTCTCCTTTTTCTTTTGCTTTTCTTCCCTTTCAATGAAATCAAGAACTTCGTCAATGCTCAGCTTGGGTTTTTCTTCTTCATCCGCATGGGTATTATTTTTTTGTCTGATATTTTCGGCAGAATTAAGGTTTTCTTCCTGAACGGCTTTAACAAGGCTGTCATTTGCGTGGTCGTAGCGTGGCATATTGAACACACGGTTAAATGTTTCAATCGGCATCGTAAGACCGCACCAGCTTGACACGCTTTTAATCTGAGAGGTAAGCTTTGCCGTTGCACCTTTAAGCTTCAGTCTGTTGTACTTGAAATTTTCTCTTTCATGAAGAAATGCTCGGCTGTTGATACTTCTGTTAATCAGCACATCAGCAAATGTTCCGTAAACCGTATCTTCGTCAATCGTGATAGGACAATAGTTTTTTACCTTTGCAATTTCATATCCGTATTTTTCGTTTGACACTTTGTTGACGGCATTCTGCATATCTTCATTGTACATCTCACGGCAAATTTCATAAACAGTTTTTGCAATCTCATTGTTCATGACATAATCCCTGATTCGTGAAATATCCGACTCTGTGGGAAGAATATAACAACCGCTGTCCTTTGAATACATAAGCTGTTGGTTTTTCCGCTTTATGTATTTGATATTCGGCACTTGATAACCGCTGTACATCATATGTGCCTTGCCGTATTCGTCCTCATATTCAAGGAGCATTTCAACAAGCATATCGGCAGTAAGTCCAACTTTAACTTGTTCGCCTGTTTTCTTGTCAACAAGTGCCTCTTTGGTGTTAGGGTCTATGCCGTCAAATTTCATTGCCTGCTCTCTGACATAATCCTTTTTGGCTTTATATGAAAAACGGGACATTTGTTCTTCAAACTTATTCGTCCAGTCAATGCTTAATTGTTCTGCTTCCGACTGTCCCTGATTCAGCATTTCCATCATCTGAACAATCACGCTGTCATTGTGATAACCCGAAATCATTCGTGCAAAACGAATCGGATCTGACATATATTTACGGTATGCTAAAAGCGTTCTCTTGGCGGTGCTTGCCTGTGTGTTAGAACCTTTCTTGTGTGTGCCTGTAACTTTTTTGAGTTCCTCAGCTCCTTTTCGTGATACAAGATAAGCGTCATACTCCTTGCCGTTAATGACAATCTTATTTGCAGCGTCAAGCAGTTTCTTTACTTCGCTGAAAGCTGTGCTTATTCTTTTCAGCTCACTAAGAGAAAAGTCCTTTAACGAGGTTTTTCCGTTTTTCTCGGCTTTCTCAAAAATATTTCTGACATCTTCAAGAAGTCCCGTAAAATGCTGTTTGATATTGCCGTTGTTGTCAAACACATTATATCCCAGCAAAGCGTTTCTCATTGCCGGCGGTAAAGTAATTTTTCCGTCAGTATTTGCAATTTCGCTGTTTAAAGCCGAAATAAGTTTCTCGGTTTCTGCTGACAATGTTACTTTGTTTACTCTTTCTCCTTTTTGATTGTCGGTTTTGTTATATCCTGTCTTTTCCGTAATGTCATTAACGCCTTTAGAAAATCCCGAATAATTGCCTGTCAATTCGGAGAGAAGCCTGTACAAAGGTTTCACAACCGAAATAGGAACATTATTGCTCGGCTTAGGCTTTAAGTGTCTGTTTATAAGCCTTTCAAGCGTTGTATTGATTTTCTGACGATACTTCGTTTTGTCCCGCTCGGCACGGTATTCATCGGCAACCGTCTTTTTTCTTGCTTGAAGAATAATTCTGTATTCCTCAATTTTATTTCTCAACTTAATATCATTTTTAATATATTGCTCGGTTTTCTTATTGTTCTTTCTTACCAAAGATTTAATCTGCTTTTCGGCATTTTTCTTCTGCTCCGAAATCTGTTCTGCATATCTTGCATTCTTTTCCTTTAGAAGCAGTTCGTGTTCCTCGTTAGCCTGATTATATATTTCAGTAACACTGTGCAATAATTCTTTATTGGTATTATTGTCAGAAACAACTTCTTTTGCCTGTTGTTTCAAATATTCCGTAGCAACATCAAAAGCCATTTCAATTGCCGTTTCGTCAATTGACTGTACACTCTTTCCGTCAATTGAAACAAAATGTTCTGCAAGGTCATAGTTAATAAACCTTTCAAGTGTTTTGTATCCCTCTTCACTTCTCCAGTTAAAGGTTTCATCAATCCCTGTAATATCTCCGATAATCTCTGAAATTGAATTTCCGACATCTTCAATACTGCCCTTGTTTACACTTTCGATGAGAGCATATTCCTTTGCTGTTCTGATATTGATTTTACCCATAAGTGCTTTACGAAAGTTTGTAATACTGCCGTAGGCGCTTTTAATAAAATCAATGTCACCTTTCGGAATAACAAGGGTAACCTCTTTCAGACTGTCGCTTAAATCCTTTGCCCACTCGGAATGCTTTTTGTCAATCAAGGAAGATTTTTTCAGATATTCTTTGCATTCTTCCGCAAGGCTCTCAATTGCATCGTTAAAACTCTGCGTATCATTTTTGACGGAATTTTCAAAGTCATTTACAACTGACCTAAACGCTTCAATTCTTGATTTGTTCTTACCGTTAAGATTTATTCCGTATTCCTGCAAAACATTACACACAAGACGGTGCATGCCTGATTGACCGATTCGTATATCCTTGCCCACACTCATTCCGTGTTCGGCGGTTTTGCCGGCATAATGATATAAAATGCTGATTCGCCTGTCGAGGTTCTTTTCGTCCTTTACAGCGTCAAAAACACTTTTGCCGTCGTCATTCACAAGCCAATCATCGTATTCATCGTCAATCGAAAAATTCAGCGTATCGTGTATTGCACCGGCTTTTTCATCTATAGAATCATAATCTTCATCAAGACTGTAACGAATATCAGGGTTATTGCCGTCAAATGTTCCGATATTGTCTGTTGCAGATTTAACCTGAGTATTTTCAAATGCTATGAATGTTTTTGTGCTTCTTCCAAAACTGCCGACATCATTATTAACGATAACACCGTCATAATTGCTGTTTTGGAAATAATCGTCTATCAAGGCTTTAGCGTTACGGCTTGCTTCATTAACCTTATTTTCCCATTCTTCCATAATTTCATCAAGTGCATCTCTTGATATGGATTTTTGGTACTCTTCTTCTGATATTTCACCGTTCTTTTTCGCATTCCACAGCTTTTGATATTCCTCGTTTTCTCTTTTCATCTCCTCGTTGAATTTAGTCTTGTATTCCTCATTAACACTGTCTATCGCACTTTTAGCTTTCGTATATCCCTGTACATTCTTATCGTAAAATTTAACAAGTTCGTTTCTGTTGTTGACAATGAGGGGATTTTTAATAGAGGCATACAACGGCATTTGAATATTTCCACCAACTCCGATATCGTTGCTTGTCGGTTTCATAAATATACCCGTTGGCATTTCGCTGTCAAATTCTCCCGAGCCTTTTTGTTTTGTATCAAAGGTTGTGAACTCTTTTCCTGTTTGGTGGTACAAAACAAGCGGTTCACCGTTGTTGTCTACCGCTTTACTCGCTTTTGCAGGGCTATTCTGCCAATCACCGAACCATCTGATAAATTGCTTGCTTTGCGTGATTTTGTTGATTTTTCTGTTGACATTATCATCAATAGTGCGTATAATGGTGTTAGAACTCAAGTTGTTAAGCGTCCTGGGTAATTGGTACCCTGACCGCTTAAATATACTTTGAGTTCTTTTTTTGTCTAAATAATAAAATCCTATTTTTCCTGTTGTTTCTAAAGCAACAGCTTCTTTGATTAAATCATTGATGTTGTTTTTGTTAAAATAAGTTGATACAAGATTTACATCAATAATTGTATTGTTATACTTGCCCTCAAAATCAATAGAAATCGGCGCAATTACCTGTTCTCCGTTTACCGATAAATCAACTAATACAATAATTTTGTGCGCACTGTCCCTATTTGTTCTATTTATACTATTCCCAAAATCGGGATGTGCTATAATCATAAGCGGATTTGAGATTTTATTGTAAATATCTTTTACGGTATCAAAACCTAAATCGTGATAATTGGTGTTTTTATGATATCTTCCCTCACTTTTTGCTCTTGTATCTGATACTGCAACAGAATAAATATGCTTTTTAGTCATAGCAAGAGGTAATGGTACTAATCCGATTTTTTGCAAAATATTAGGTGTAACACCCATAATTACGACATTATTACTGTTGTAGGTGTTTTTTTCAATCTCATCAACCTTCTTTTCAAATTCCGCTTGTACTATGTTGTCGGTACTTCCCATTGAATATTTCTCAACATCAATCTTCTCACCGTTCTGAACCTCTGTTTGCTCGGTGATGTTTTCTTTTGCAGTATCTGCCGCCTCTGAAAATCTTTGGGCGAGGTTTTCAAGAGCTTCAAGGTCTTTTGCAAAGGCTTTTGCTCCGTAGTTTGTGCTCTTGCCGATGAGCCAATCCTTTACTTTTTCAATCAAAGATTTAATTGCCGCTGCAATTTTTGATTTATTCTGCTTTGTGCTGAGGGCAATATTGAGAGCCTTTTCATCTGAGGCAATGCTCATAAGTGTGTCGCATACAATTTCTTCCAGCGCGGCATCTCTTGTGTTTTCGTGTTCATCGGCCTGCAAACGGTTGCCGTATCTCTCAATTGTACGGTCAATCATCTTGTTAAGGTTAACACCCTTGCGTACAAGATAGTCTGACAAAAAGTCACTTAATGTTCGCCACTCGGTCGGGTTAGTTTTCTTAATCATATGTCCGGCTTCGTGTAAAGCTGTGGCAAGGATTTTCTGACTTGAAATTTCTGAGCTAAGGATAATGTTGCCATCTCTTGCAACACCGTTCACTCCGTCAGCAAGGCGGTCTGAAATAATAATGTTTCTGCCCGTCTTTGTCGCAAGGTTGCCGAGTGTATTAATAAGCTCCTGCGAAATGTGTGAAACTTCTGTGCCGCTGTCTGCATACACGCTCACATCGCTTGTGTCAGCTCTGCCGTTGCGGTTTATTAACTCGGTCAGTCTGTTTGCATGGTGTTGAGTATTAATGTTAACATCTCTTCTGCCAGTGCTCAATGCCTGACTTACAATCTGTTCACCGAGAATATTTGTAAGGATTTTATATTCAGAAGTTTCTCTGAGTGAATCAAGTTTAACGCCCTCTCGACCAAAGCTGTATGCGGCTGAATATGCTCTGTTATATTTATAGAGCATTTCCTCATCGCTCATTTTCTGTGCCTGCGGACTTTCTCTCCACTCTTCAAAGTTTGCAATATAGTTTCTTGCGCCGTATGTATCAAATTCGTTTGCGCTGTGAACAATCGTATCAAGCTGACTGTCAGAAAATATTATGCTGTCCGCATTAACCTGCTTGCCGTCATTTGTGTTGAACACAAGTGTATTTTCTTCGTCATTGCGATTGATTTTAGCCGAGCTTTCAAGGCTCTTAAGTGCCACCTTGACAACCTTGCCTGTTGAAGTATCTGTTGCGATAATGCCGTTTGGGTGCTTCTTGCCAAAAGCATATACGCCGTACATTTTGCCGATATCCTCTGTATCGGCTTTTTTTGTTGCATTTATTACAGTGTTTGCCTGTGCCTGTTCTGCGTTCTGCTGTCCGTTCTGAGCCGTGTTCTGCTGTGTAGGGTTCTGTTCGTTCTGAACATTAACAGTCTGATTGCCTTGCTCTTGTGTATTCTGCTTTTTAACCTGAGCTATTCTGTTTACAAGTTCGGGATTTTTGGCCACCTCTCTGTTGATAAGATACATAAGGTTACCGACATCTCCGGCACTGATTTTTCCCTCGTTATCCGTTTCAACGAGTTTTTGCATTTTTGTAGCATAGTTGTATGCTCTATCGTTTTTGTCGGTTGCAAGACCTTGCCTGATGAGCAAATCAAGGTCAAAGTTTTCATCGGCCATAACAGCTTTACCGGTCTGTATGTTGCTCTCTTTATTTTGTGCCATATCAATTTTGGCACCTGCAAGATTGATTCCTGCGGTAGCAAGGTTAAGCACACCGCCCGATATTGCTCCGCCGGCAAAATCAAGTCCGACATTTTTCCAAAAGTCCCAGCTTGCGGCATTCTCCGCCTCTGACTCATTCATTCCCTGTTCCATATAATTTTTCTTTGAAAGGTTGTATGAAGATAAGTCCTTGTTAATTGCGTCATCCGTCAATCTGTTTGCAAGGTCGGTAAAGGCCTCTTCCGAGCCTTCCGTAAATGCACCTTTAAGCACATTGCCGACAGCCGCACGAAATGTGCTTTTTCCGCTTGCCTTAAATGCTGAAAGCTGTTCCAAAGATACCTTTTCAAAAAGGGTTTCTGCAATGCCTGCCGCAATACCTGTCTTGACTGCGTTGTCAATTGTACCGCCATTGTTGATTACATCATTCGCTGCACCGACTCCGGCACTTGTGCCCATAATGCCGAGTGACAAAGCCTGTCCGCCCGGAACGGCATTGAGCGGTAACAAAGAGGTAAAGTCGGCCATACTCATTCCTGTGTTGTAAAGGAATGAACCGAAATCATTGTTAATGTTTTCAGATACCTTTGCACGCATAGCGTCAGATATAGCGGTATTGGTTGCTTCGGGGTTAATATATCCGTCACCGCCGTTATATTTCTTATCAAGGTCGGTTGAGATATATTTTATTGCATCGGGAACAGCACCACCGAGCCTTGCTCCTACACTTGCAATTGAACCGAGTACAGGGTGCTCATTTGCATACTCTGTACTTGTCCTTGTAGTTTCCGCTGCTTTTTCTGCATCTCTTTCTCTTTCATACCACTTGTATAATGATTCGGTGTCATAACCTTCCTTTTTCAGATTCTTAAAATTCTTTTCAATCTGTGTACGCTCTTTGTCGGACAACTTGTTAATGTAGTTATAATCATCAAGAGTCACCTGATTTTTTATGCTGTCAGTATCGTGTCCTGTACTTGCAAGCATATGCTTTGTATCATCATAATGTTGTAAAGCATAGTACTTCTGCAAAACAGTTTTGAGTATAACATTCTTATCAACTATATCGTCATACTCTCTTTTTTTCTGTTCTGAGAGCTTGGCTCTATTGATGTATGTATCAATTTTATCCTGTTCATCTTCAATATTCCTGCGTCTTGCTTCTTTGTTTTCATCTGTACCTGTTGTTCCTCTGTCATACAGATTTTCATATTCTTTGCTCAGTTCCCGGTTGTATTTTTCAAGTTCTTCGCTTGTGGCATTGTCATACATATGCTTATTAAGCCAGTTAAGCTCACTTGTTGTTGCGTGCAATCTCGCATTAAGCTTCTGCTCAAGCGTTGAGTTTTTATATTTGTTTTCAAAACTTTCCGTAAGTTTGTTTGCTTTGTTGCCAATATCGGCAAGAACAGCTTTCTGCGAATCACTTAAATCATACTCGCCGTTTCTCTGCTTTTCTGCAATCTGTTTGTCAAGCTCATCAATTTTTGAATTGTACTCTGAATAAACTTTATACTTATCCTTTTTTCTTGTATCAATACCTGTAGAGGTTACAAGTCCGTTATCAAGTGCATACTTGTTGCGTTCATCAATTAATGCTTTTCTTTCTTCGGTCATACCTTTTAAAGATTGACTGCGAGCATATTCCTTAGCGTTCTGTCGGTTTATCTCCGTCTGCTTATTAACCCTGTCGGCAAGCTCGTCATATTCTTTCTGCATTTTCTCGGCTGTTTTGGTGTCACCTGTCGCAACCGCCGCATTATACATGTGTGTAAGTCCTTTGACTCTATCGTCCAAAGACTTGTTCGGGTTTTTAATTGCTTCCTTAAAATTTTCTGCGGAGCTATTTGCCTTATTCAAATTTTCATTAAAAAAGGATTTTATATTCGAGCTCGTACTTGAAGAAGTATTGTTGCTGTTTTTCTTTCGGTTAATGATATTAAACATTTCATTAACGGTCATTCCCGAGCTCGTTTTCCCTGTGTCATTGTTGCCAGTAGTATCTTCTGTTTCACCGCTGACAATTTTACGGATAGTCATTTCAGAATTATGCTGAGGTTCAAGATTTCTTCCTGCTAAATCTCCGCTTTTTGCTCCTGCATTACTAAAATTATCCTTGCGGTACTTCTTACTGCTCTGCCTGCCTGTGATTATATCTTTTAGTTCACCCATAGTTTTACTCCTTAGTCGTCAAGTGACAGTCCGTATTTGGCTGAGAGATATGCAACATCTGCCGCACTCAACTGTCCCATATTGTGTCCCTGAATAATACTGCCTCTGATATACTTCTTATTCTTCTGCTTATCAAGTCCCATTGTTGTTGCGTAACTGTCGGCAAGTTCGCTGTTATACTTACTGCCGTCGCTTGTTATGCCGATTTTCTTGTATAGATAATCCCTTTCGTCATCGTTGATATAGCCCTCACGATACTTTTCGTCAATGTATGTTTGAGCGTACACGGTGTAATTGACTGCACCGCCTTCTTTATATAACGCTCCGTCCTCTTTGTTGCCCTTGCCCTTTTTAAAGTCATCTTTTGTAACGCCCATTGAGGCAAATACAGCATTTGCATTTTCGGTTTTGCCTTTGTTTTTCTCAGCCTTTGCTTTTGCTTTTTCTGCCGCTTTCTGAGCCTTAGTGTAGGCTGTATAAGCCGCCTTATTTCTTTCATACTCAATCTTCTGAGCATTTTCTCTTTCTGCCTGTGCATTTTGTGCAAGCTGATTTGCGCTTACCGTGTCATACAAATAGCGTTGACTGTCTGCTGCTCTTGCTGATGAAAGATTATTTACTGCTCCATTAAGTTTGGTGGAATAAACATCATTGTTAGCGCTGTCAAGGTTGACATCTGCCTGTCTGTCGGTTGAGTACCTGCTTGCAAGAAGATTAAGATAGTTCTTGTAGTCTCCTACCGTGTCACGATTACGGCTGTAATCTGTACCCTCAAGCGTGTTATAGAGGTTAAGCACATTTGCGTTTTTCTCCTGCTTTGCCTGATAGTCCTGTTGTGCAAGTCCTCTGAATGTACTTTCTGCATCGCTTATATTGCCCCTACGGTCATTGTAGACCTCGTTTGCGACTGTATCGGCATAGGTAGGATTGTAACCGCCTGAAAGCTGTTTAGCTGTGTTACGGCTCGTATCTCGTGCCATAGCGGCATTCTGCGCAAATTCTTTGCGGTACTGCTGATATGCTTTATCCTGCATTGGGTCATACTCAAAGCCCCTGCCGGTCAGATAGTTGCTTATGGCATCATCTAACTTACCGCTGTAGGTGCTTTTATAGTTGTCAGCCTGTCCTGTCGCTGTTGATTCTGCACCTGCAAGAGCGGCGGCACTCTGCTTAGTGTCACCGCTCACCGTCTGACTCGGTACTTCATTCATAAGGTCATTATAAATCTTTTCTTCACTGTTCACGCTCAATGTTCTCACCTCACTTTATTTTTACCTGACTGTTCAGATAATTATAATAAGCGTCCGACTGTCTGCGCTGGCTGTCAATGCTTGACCTTGTGTCGGCACTCAATGTATTGTGTTCATACTGTGCCTCGGCAAGACTTCTGATGTCTGAAAGATTACTCTGTGCCGCTGACATTTGTGTCTGCCAATGAGCAAGTTCATTTTGAAAATTACTCATATCAAGGCCTTTGCTTGTGCCGTACTTATTTTCGTAGTAATTCATAAAGTCGTAATCATCCGTTACGCTGTCCCTGTATCTCTGATACTGTGTGTTATCAAGGTTCTGCAATACACCGATTCTGTTCAGCGTATCTTCCTGCTGTTGCTGATAACTCTTGTAGGCTTCATTTTTTAGTGTTGGTACCTTGTTTGCAAGCTCGTCCATATACTCGCCGAATGCCTTTTGTCCTGCCGCCTGTGAATAGGTGTTGCTGTAACCGCCTGTGTTAGCTGCATAATTTCCCTGCACATTCTCCTGTGCAACCTTACCTTCACGGGTATATTTTTCTTTTGCCTGCTGATATTCCGTAGAATTTTCGGGAGTCCAGTCAAATTTATTTTTTTGGTATTGATTGGCAAGCTCGTCAATTGTACCCTTGTACTTGCTCGTGTATCCCTTATTGATTTTATCTGTGTAGGAATTAGCGTAGTTGTCAGCCTGCTGACGAGCCTGTCTTGTGTCGTAGCTGTCAGCATATGTCGGAGCTGATGAGGCAACACGGTTGTAGTTATTAACCGCATTGTCAACATCGCCTGTTCCATAAACCTTGTATGTATAAGCCATTATTTTTCACTTCCTTTTTGTGACTGTCCGATTGCAGAAAGAAAATCATCTGTTATGTTGTCGCTGTCAATGTTGCTAAGCACGAAAGCCAGCTGTTCGTACATATCGTTTAGATAGTTCCGCATCTCCCCTATGTCATTCGTTGAGGGCGGTGGATCTAATTTAAAAGTTGCCACGCTTATCACTTCCTCTGCTGTGCTCAATATCAATTCCGTATATTTCGATCTGTCCCGTTCCTACAAGTTTAAGCCTTAAATATTCCGCTCTGCGTAAAGCTACGGCGAATACTCTCGGCTTTTTCTCGCTGTAAAGCATTTCCGATACTTTCCGCCATTCGCCGTTGTCCTTATACTGCACAAACAAGCTAACCTTTGCTCCCTTTTCAGCTTTAATGCCGATTCGGATTTTTCCGATATTCTTCACATTAAATTCGCTGTCATAAAGGTCGCCTGTTTCAGCAGACCATTCAAAGTAATCTTCCTGTTGATACTCATATTTCGTATTGTCAACAAGAAGATTGTCCGCTTTATCAGGACACATAATGTTTTCTTTGGTATCATCAAGCCAATACAGCACCCCGTTGTATGTGGTGCAGTCAATCATCTTAGTGTCATCTTCCTTGTGCCACAAGCCTTTGTCTGTATCGTACACAAGCAGTTCATGTTCTCCGTCATCTCTTTCTGCGGAGATATAATACTTATTTCCGTGCCGACCGCCGACTGCGTTCTTATAAGTATGCCCCCACAAAGATTCTTCGCTGATGAGAGCCGGCAAGCTACCGCTCTGATAGGCATATACACCGTTATGGCCCAAATAAAACAAGGTTGAGTTAATGTTTATAAGGCTTTTTTCGCTTCCAATTTCGACTCCCGGCACATTGTATTCTGCAAGGGTAAAATTGCTCGGCTTTGTTCCGTAAATCTTCAGTGCGTAATTCTCCTTGAAAAATATAACGCTGTCGCCCCGTGTTGCAATCCCTGTAAACTTTCCTTCTTTACCGCAGGTCATAGCCCAGCTGTCTGTACTGATTCCGTCACTGTATGCTTGCCAGTTACGCTCATCGCCTTGTTTACAACAATAAATTTCATTTTTGGCTGAGGAGCAACACCACAAGCGGTTTTGCATTTCAACAATTTTCCCCTCATCAAAATCGGGAGAGATTCTTTCAACTGTGACTGTACCGGTGTACGGCACGCTTGATTCCAATTCGCACTTGATTACAAGCTCATTTTTTGAAACGTAATAAACCTTGAAAGTTTTCCCGTTAAGGTTTTCTATATAGCTCTTATCGGCGTAGCTTTCGGCATCTGTGCTGACAAGAGAGTTAGTTAATCCGCTGATTTTAACAAAATCTCCAGCTTCAATATGCAATCCAATGTTTTTGGCTCTTATTGTCGTATAGCTAAACTTCTGAGACAACTTTTTGAATTTCAAAAGCCTATTCTTTTTATATGTGCTGTCCTTCTTTTCAATTCCGATAACAGAATAAAAGTTGTTATAACTTTCAATTACCGTGCCTATCTTAATATCATTTAAGCTGAATATATCAACCATGTCTTTATTACTTGTCAACTGATATTTGGTGTCTGTTAAATCGTTGCTGGTATATAAAGTTATGCTTGGTCGATAATTCTTGTTCGTACTTGCGTCATAATGTGACCGTGTAATTGAACAAAGCAAATATGCATAATCATATGTCAAGGCATCAAGTTGCAGATTGCTCTTTGTTTCGATTTGTGTGCTCAAATCTTTGTTTTGGCAGTCAATCATAGTCACCTTTTTGTTGCTAATATTGACCGAGAATTTCTCGGGGAATACAACTACCTTATTGCCGTATAAAACAATATGGTGCTGTTTGGCCGCATCAATCTTATCAATCTTTGTAACCTCTGCCCCGATATGCAGATTCTTGTCGGAGTCAATGTAAATCAAACCTGAGTTAGCCGACAAAAGATTTGAGATGATTTTGATTTTGTCATCGGAAGTAATTCGAGAACGGTTTGCTCTCGGGGAAAGCTGTGGGTATTTATCAGAAGTCATGTTTTTAAAATCCTTGAACTCTGTGTAAATACTGCTTGATGAGCTTGAAACTCTTGAAAATCCTGTGTTTGGACTTCTGTTTAGTCCTCTGAATATGCTGATACTCGTTGTGTCTCTCCTCGGTATTCTTAATTCGGGTAGCATATTGTCACCTCTTAACCAATGTGAAAGTTATATCGTTTCTTTTGCGGGTGCGTTTTAAACCACCACACTCCAAAATCCTGCCTCAGCTGATTATATACGCTCATATCAACCGAATATCTCTCGGCCTCTTCGTAGTCCCTGTCAATCTGTGCCGCACAATAAACCTCGTACATTCTGTCATACGGCGTGGGGGCAAGCAGTTCAAAGTCACGATCCGTATCAATCTGATAGTTTCCGTATGTTCCAACAATGCAATTATCACCTTCGCGATTACTTATTACATTGCTGATGATTTCCATTTCTGCTTCATTTATATAACTTATAATGTCCTCATCGGACACATCATATCCGCTTTTAAGATTCCTCACTCTTTCAATTACCTTGTCAAGTGTCATATAATCACCTCTCTAATATCTGTGTACGCAAAAACGCAAAAAGGCGGAAGCTACCGCCCCCGCCCTTCTGCGAATTTTGTGTAAGGAGTACAATTTATTCCTTGTTATTAAATTAGATTCTGCCCTCGGCAATAGCCTGCTGGGCAATCTCGGCAGCCTTATTTTGCACACCCTGAGCAAATTCAGCCTGCTTAATTGAGTTGTCAATAATCTCCGCAACCTTGCGTGGAATGTTCGTCTTGACACCTCTCGGCACGGTGTACTGCACTCCGTTGATATTGACCTCAATATTCTTGTTTGACTTCATCGAACCTGTCGGAGCGATGTACTCAACAAGTTCTTCACTTTCCTCGTTTGCCTTTTCAATCAGCTTTGCAAGTTCCTTGTCCTGCTTGATTTTTTCCGCCTTGCGGTCTGTCGGCATACTCTTCTTGATTTCCTGAAGCTCGTCGTACATTCCAAGGAGCTTATCAAGCTGAGATTTTTTGATTGTTACGGTATCGGCAGTAGTTTCCGCTGCCGATACTTCTGTATTTTCTGCCGTCTCTGCGGCTTTCTTTGTTGTTGCCATAGGTTATACCTCCCGATTATGCTACAGCCGGAGAAGCTGTCTGTGCTACTGTGTTGAGAGATGAGGCTGATTCGATACGAACCATTCTGGTCTGACCGATAATGCCGACGCCGTGAGTTGTTTTCCAACCCTGAGTCGCTCTCTGGTCGAGTGGGTCAGATGTACCGCCTGAGCCAAAGCCCTTAACGATTGTCTGAGTGCCTTCGCCCTCAATCTCAACGGTAACATATGCGTCCTTACCGAACACAAGAGTTGAGTAAACATCAATCTTGTTTGCGCCTGCGCCCTTAAATACCTTTGCAAAGTTCGACTGTACAAACTTAACATTGCCGATTGTACCGATTTCACCTTTGAAGATTCTGTCAGCGTGAGCATACTTTACAACGCTGATAAAATCTTTGTCGCTGATAATGTCATACTTGACATTCGGGTGAACAACAGCGACATAGTTTTCGCCGATAGGTTCTGCGTTCTGACAATCAAGGTAATTTGTTGCTCTGAAAACAGTATCAACTCTGAACTTGCTGTTTGTTGTAATTGCCGCACGGCTTGCAACCTCTGTAACCGTACCGTCAGAGCCTACAGCCGGTGCATAGATAACGCTTGTTCCGGCATTAAGAGCCTCACGGTCAATCTCTTCAATTGAGCGTCCTGCCTGTGAAGCAAGCTCCTCACTGTCCTTGGTCATAACATCATCACGGCTACAGAAACTTGCCCAGTCTGTGATAGGTGTATATGCGCCGTACTGATTCACGGCGATCTCAACATAATAGAAGCTCATCTGATTACCAACGGGAGTAACACCTTCCTGCAACGGTGTTGTTACTGTCGGATACGGTGAAAGACCTCTCTTATTGTAGATGTTGCCCGACTGTTTCGGAATGGTGTCATGCTCACCGAACTGACCGTGAACGCATTTCGCTGTCAGGTTTTTGAGGAATACTTTGTGATAGAATGCAGCCTTTTCGGGAGTCCAGTCATTGCCCGATGTTGATGTCGTATTGCCGTAAGCATTGTAAACATAGCCGTTTGACTTGTTTACACCGCCTGCGTCAACCGTATTATCGTGAATGTTGATAATAAGCTTAATAATCTTGCTTTTCATTGTCGTACCTTCCTTTCGGCAAGGCATTAGAGGTGTGCCTCGCCTCGTCTTACTTTTTGATAAAAGGCCTCAAATTCAGCGTCAGACATCTCGTCCACTTTTTTTCTCTGCGTGGTTGTACCGCTTTTCTTGACCGCATTTTCGGTTGGTCGTCTTGCACCACTCTGAATTGACTGTGCCGCCGCACTGATTGCGGCAGAGCTTGAACGCTTTACAAGGTCTTTCTGAAGTTCATCGAAATGTGCCATTTTATAAGCAGTAGTCAAATCATAAATTTCATCATTACGACCTGTCTTTTCGTTCTGTTCATTTCTCTGTTGAGCAATAAAGTCAAGTGCTGTGCGAAATGCGGGATTCTGAAATTCCTCTTCAAGGTTGAAGTTTGGAAATTCCTTCATCGTTTCCGCTGCAATTGACCTTAAATGCGTATCAAGTTCTCTTGCGGCTTTTTCTCTTCGGAGGGTTTCAAGTTCTTCTTCCTGTGCATTTGTTTTCTGCTGATTGAAAAAGTCGTTGCGTGCCTCTTCTGTCGTTACTCCGGCGGCAAGAGCCTTTTCCGCAAACAAATCCTTATCCTCTGTTACGGCTTTGAGGAGACCGTCAAGGTCATCGGGCTGTACATTGTACTTGTTTGCGATAAGGGCAAAAATCTGATTGCCGGTGCTTTCTCTTTTCTGCATATTTGAAATCTGCTTGTCTTTGGTTGACAGTCTGTCCTTCACCAAAGACTGCACCCTGTTCTGATACACATTCTTGTACTTGCCCTTAATCAGCTTTTCAAACTCTTCTTCTGAGTTTTCTTCGCCGTCTGTGTCTGTGCTGTTGTTTTCGCCTTCTGTGTTGTTCTGATTCTGATTGCCGTTGCCGAAAGCCTTATTATAATCGTCGATAAGGTCGTCACCTATGCCGATTCTCTCAGCTCTCTCTCTCGTTTCGCGGCTTATGTTGTTGTCGGTGCTTGTGGCTTCACCGTTCTCACCGTTTCCGTCTCCGCCGTCAGCTGCGCCTGCTGTGTCGCCGTCATGCAGATTTACGATAAGATCTATAAATTTGTCGTTCATAAGAACCTCCGTCTCGCGTCTATCCGCAGTGTCTCTCTCGTCTTTCCGAGGTGCCAGGCCTTAATGCAGTTCCACTACTGCGACCTTATATTTTAATTATATCAACCTTAATTTTTCAAAAAAAGTTAAAACTCTTGTTGATTTTAAACTTTATTTCGGCTCACCGTCATCAAAGTTTAAATC